AGCATAACACTTCATTCGACTTAATCCAAGATCATCTAATCGCCTACATAGCTCTTCTTTAGGCATACTGTTTTCCAAAACAAAGAAGTCGTTTATCGGGTTTGTATAGAGTTCTCTCAGGGACTCCATACGTTCAGCGAGAGCCTTATATCCTAAAATACAATACTGTTTTGTGTGATCAAAGTTTAAAACTGAATTACAAAACTTTCCATTAAATTCAGGCCGTTTCCAAATAGGACGTGTCCACCAACCATATTCTGGACTTTCATATACATCTAACTTTCTCATGTGGTCATCTAATTTATACTGTTGATAAGCCTGAGGAACAATGAATTGAGGACCTAAACGATTGATCTCTGAATTACGAATCAGTGAAAAGTTATTCCATCCATCGTTCATATACTGAATGTATGCAAGCTTATGAACTCGTGCAACCTTGGTATTGACTACAGTTCTCATAATTAACTCTTGATCATCGCAGATTGGAAGATATTCAGAATAGTTTCCAATTTCATTCAAGACTGATCGTTTCCAAATACGAGGATGGTTTGGAAGACCTACAATGTGGCTCATTGAAATGTTATTCAAGTTAGGAGATGAAATGACATTAATCCAAATATCTTGATACTTTTGACAATAATATCCAGCATATCCAAGACCAAAATGATCACCATAGGAATGTGTGCTTCGGTTTTCATACAAATGAGCACCATCCATATAGACAAATCCAACTTCGGAATCTGTTTCAAATGCCTTTACTGCATCGCCTAAACACTCTGGAAGGATTTCATCATCATGATCCAATTCTAATACATACTTTCCTCTACACATGGAAGCCACTTCATTTTTCACATTACCAATGTTTCCGCTATTTACAGCTCTGCGATACAAGCGAACACGAGGATCATTACCTACCAACTCTTTCAAAAAAGTAAAGTGTTTTTCATCAGGTGAGTCATCCAAAACAACCCATTCCCAATCACGCATCGTCTGTTGTTTCAAACTTTCGTAAGGACGAAGAAACTTATGATAGGAATTGTAACAGGTTGTAAAGGCAGAGAAGACAGGACGTGTCATTTCATGAGGAATCACAACGTTATGAATATAACAGTAGTTCACACCACGATTAAAAGCATCAATATCCTCAATTGTTTTGAAATGAATCCATCGTAATCGCATACGGTTTACAAGGTGATTCATTGATGGGTAGTATTCTTGTTCAGATTCACCATAGGTTACCAAGATATGATAATTACAATCAAACATTTTTAAAATATCTTTTGGATCTGAAGTAAAATTCAAGTTACAGTTCAGTTTTTCTTGATTGGTCTTGAGAAATGTGTCGATTACGGCATACTTCTCATCTCTAAAAAAAAGGATATTTGGGTATTTCATTAGGTATTCACTCTTGTTTCTGTTTAACTTCTTATGCTTTCAATTCTGTACGAAGATCCATTAACATCGTTCCTAGAACATTCTTACCAGGCCATTTAGAAGGATCCTTTGCTTTAGCTGTTTCTGCAGAAGTTCCAATTGACCAATACTTATCACGGGCAGATGCTTCACCAATTTGTCGAGTTCCAGTCTCTAATAGCTTAGTCTTGAGATCTGGATGTTGAATAAACTTGGCTTTCAAAGCAGTTCGCATAATACCATCTTTGGTCTTATCCCATTCTTCCTTGACAAAATCCTTGACCTTCTTACCTAATGCTTTAACAGCTTTGGTAGAAGGTGTTTTCAATATCTTATCTGCTGCTGCTCCATCTCCAAATTGTTTTGCTTTTGACCATTGGAAGTAATGTTCAACTGTTGGAAATGTAATTGAATCGACTTGGAAAGGTGCTTCATGCATATTGGATAACACACGCCATTCACCCTTACCTTCATCTGCACCAAAGAATAACACTGGTTCCTCACCAGGTTCTACAACTTTTTTGACAATCTTCTTTTTTGCAGGTGGTTTCTTTTCAACAGGTGCCTGTTCACTACGCTCATCTTTTGGTGGCTCTGCTGGTGGCTCTGCTGGTGGCTCAGGTTCCGCAACAGGGATTTCAACTTCCTGTTTTTCAGTAATCTTGGGTTTCTTGGATCGCTCAAACACAAAGCTTCGGTGTAAGAAACTAAATGCTTGATGTTCTTGAGTCAGTAAAATGTTGTTCTGACTTGCATAATGATCACTGAAGAGTGTAGTTGAGACTAAGTCATATCCGTGCTCTTTGAGAACTTCCGTCATCTTCTCAAATGGTACCAAATACTCCTTCTGCGGTTGCTCAAAGCTTTCCAGATGAACTGAAATCGCATTTCCAAATGTTTCAACCCATCCTTGTCCATCATCATATTCTTTGACAAACTCTCCAAAGACTTGAGATCCTGAACGAAATCGATGGCTCTTCTTACCCAGCATCAGCGCATAGACTGAACCTCCGTCCAAACACGTTCCAAAGAACAATCCTTTACCATGATTTTCAAGATTGGCTGCAAATGCCTTAAAGGTCTCATCCGATTCACAAGCATAGTGAATCGCCATTTGACAGGAGATTGTATCAAACTCAGTCTTTCCTGCAAAGGTCTGAAGATAAGGAGTTGAAGCAGGTTCAGCTCCAGATACAATGTTCGCATACTTACCGTCTCCCTCAAATAATGGTTTGGTCATATCTCCACAGATAAACAGTACTGGAGGAAGATAATCAGTTGGGTGATTTGCCTTCTCTTTCAAGTAGCGAACACATGCTCCTTGACGAGGAGATGTAATACAGGACATAGATGAATCAATGCCCACAACTCGTGAAGGTTTAGTACGCTTCCATTTGAGAAGATCTCCTGCTCTTCCAACAGCCAACTCTAGCAATGAATCTCCTTGTTTGATACAAGACTTATAGAGTTCATCTTTGATTCGATTGTGAAAGCTGTAGACATCACGAAGAATTCTATCTCGTGCATCCAAGTTGTCTCGGTAATACAGGTCATCTTCAAAGGTCGCATCCGGTGGAGAATCCACTAAGTTTCGAATCATTTCATCCGTGATCGGTACATGGATATTAGTCCAAATTGAATCAGCAACTGCAATATCATTTCCAAACTGAGGACGTCTCAGCACACGATACTGGTGAGTTTTGTCATATCGAGTTCGCATAATGTTCCATCGTCCATGTTCTGTATCATAAGAACATTCAATGATAGTATCATTCTCAACACGATTTCCTTCCATATCTACTGGAATTCCACGATCATTCAGAGGAAGACTGATGATGTGAGCTTCAGGTGCTCGTGGAACTGAAGGTTGAAAGGGTGAAGGAATGCGATCACGACTTTCAGCTTCAACTCGTTCCTCTGGTGAAACTACAGGAGGAGCATATTCACCGGTCATCGTTTCACAAGGATATACGATATCTCCAGGAGTTCTCGAGATATACAGTGTTCCTTTAACAACTCGTTTACCTAATCCTGTATCAAAGCTCTCACCATTCTTGAATCTTACAAGAAAGTCAATACTGTTGTGAGAAGCAGGTTTCCATTTGTAAACAGTTGTCCATGTTTTACCTTTACGTTCATTATTAGGTCCAACTGGAGAAGATCGAGGTGTAAACACTAAACCATCAGTAGGATATTCAAACTTAGTATCCAAAATCTTACGAATAGCTTCTTGCATTGCAGGTCCATCTCCTGCAAGAAACATCTTAGTAACGATGCGTAAAGGTTTTCCTCCTGGACTTGAAGTGAAATCCTTTGAGAGATCTGCTACGAAGGAGCGAGCACATCCTAGACGAGACTTATTCATGTCCTCCTCAGATACGAAGAGTGGTAATCGTCGAACATCACGATTGCGATACCAATAAACATCAAATATACAGAATTGGTTTCGATCTGCAAGATATTCACCATCTAAGATATCTCCTACATGAATGGAGTTGGTAGCCATTAATCCTGTCCATGTAATGACTGAACTTGGAGTGATTCGGAGAACTCGAAGATCTCTCATGACGATTAAGAAGCATCTCTCACCATCTGCTTTGTTTGTGACAGTGTATCCACTCAAGATGTTGTTAGCTCTATCTTCAAGTAGATGACGACGTTCCAATGTTACAGGATTTAGGAAAGGAGTATGTGTTGTCTCAAACTCCATACGATATCTCTGAATATCAGAAGAAGGCAATACAAATTGTGATCCTTGAAAGGCTGATAATACTGGAGTAATATGACGAAGCATAGAGTCTACGATGGCTGTATCAGGCTTATCACGTTGAATGACTTCCATCTCAAGTTCGTAGGTGGGTGTCTGTTTCAAGATATCTGCAAAGGTCTTGGTTTGTTTAGTCTTGGACTTAACTTGTGAGAAATCGTAGCGGACAATACCGTCTAAACTAGTCCATGATTTTCGATGAAGAATACGGACGTGGCTAACAGCATCCATGGGTGAGCCTGAGAAGTCCTTACGTAAATGTTCTTCATGACGAAGTGTGATGCGAATTCCAGCATCAGGGACGTCTATTGTGTCCTGCTTTCCTTGAATGGCTGTGATGACTTCAAAGTATCGGCGTTTACGCTCTACTTCAAGAGGGACGCCACGAAAGCTTCCAGTGGTACAGACTTTATGAATATTTTCAGCACCCGATACGACGACACGAAGTCCATCAGGATACATGAAGGTTGCGTGATGCTCATCTATGGGAGCACCTCGGGAATGAAGTTGAAGGGATTTGACAATGCGATCGGCAATGTCCTTGGTGTGAATTTGATTAGGGAGAAGTTTGCATTCGAGTTCTGCGTGTTTATCTTTCTTGACTAGTGCTGCGAAATCCTTCAAACTGGCCAATGCCGTAGAAGGGAGAAGGGTATCCATCGTTCCTTATCTTTAAGATGTGAATGAAAACAATCCATTTTTATCGTCGTTCATAGGTTTTTCGTTCTACTTCATCTGCCTCCATACGCTTGTGCTGATCTAAGTAAAAAACAACCATCTTTTCCATCTCTACCAAACATTCCGGTGGAAGTGCATCTGAAGAAACAAGCACACCTGATTGAGTCTTTGTGAAGCTTTCGGTATACTTTTTGATAATGTTGAAGATTTGTGCGTGTTCATTTGCATCAAGTCGATCAAGGTTTTCCTTCAGTGCTTCCTTGCGACTTCGGTTCATTTGTATCTACAACAGCAGTTCTAACCATCTTCTTCCTACGCGCTTCTCCAGGAGCTTTAGTCTTTTCAACTGCGACTGTGACCGTTCTCCTGTCACTATCTTCCTTACCTACGGGTGCCGCAATAACATCCACTGTCTCAGGTTCAGCGATTTCTTTGTCAATAGCAGGTCGAATGACTTGACGAAGCTTTCCAAGAACTACAATGGATTCATCACCTTGTTGAAATCGAGTTCCAACTACATCAAACTCAATGTCTTGACCTATATCGGCTTCATCAAAGTCTGGATTGCCGATATGAAGATCACGAGGTAGAAGAATCTTGATGGGTTTAGTTTCTGCATGAAGTCCAATCTTGCTCTTGAGTGTTACAGGTGCCTTGAACACTTGACCTGCGTGAGGAAGGCAGATGTTTGCTTGAAACTTGACATTGTAATCTAATCCGCCTTTGAGAATGTTTGTTCTTCCAAAAGAATGCTCTACAATGGTAATACTTCCACGTTCAATGAATCCTTCGGATAAGCAGATACCTTCATATTTGTGGCGGAGTTGTGCGACCAAACTGGCGTGGATATTACGTTGTAGAAATCGGGCATCTACATGAACGTTCCGAGTCAATTCACGACGTTCATAGAGAGATTCCATTTATACCTTCCTTGTGATTTGGAGTAGATGATTTCGTTTTATATGTTACGCCTTCAGTTTTTTCATAACTGTAGTTTTGTTTGCAGCAAGAACTTTCATTTCTTCAGGAGTATACCAAGATATGTTATGTTCTTCACGAGCAAGTAATTCAAAATAGGTACAGAGTGGTCCACCTGAAAGTCCAGGTACAAATCCAACATTGTTTACATCAATGTATTTTGCGACTAATTTCATATGTGCAACTGAATTCTGACCTGTAGCACAGGCAGTTGGCATAAAACTCTTCTCTCCAATCGTTCGAGTAACCACGTCATCCACTACTTTAGAGGGCGATAATGAAAGAACACCATTCGTTCCTACTGATGCAAAGAGTTTACCTTTATCTCCAACAAATCGTTCGATAAGTTGTTTTGTCCATTCTTTGTATTTTGTGAGATCTTCACCAGCAAGATCTGTTTCATCTCCAGATACAATGATGTCTGAATCAGGAACATATAATCGTGATACAAATTGAACATCTGGTTTTGTTGCGAGATAGGCTTTCTTTTCAGCAGGTGTGAATTCATGATCTAAGATATAACCATTTTTGACTTCTTCTGAAAATCGTGTACCAGCATCTTTAGGCCATTTGAAAGCAGTTCGTTTTACATCTAAGATATCCGCAGAAATCTGAGTAGGTAGTTCTTCTTCAAGTGTAGGCTCAGGTAAAGGAATTTCAACGCGAACAGGAGGTTTAGTAGTTCGTTCAATCAGTGTGCTATTTGGAACATCAATTGGAGCCAATGCATATAAATCACCTTTCGATTCAAGTAGACTTGGACGTCCAAAAGCATCTGCAAATCGGAATGCTGTTGAAATGGCTTGTTGTAAAGTATAGATCACTACTTCACGACTGAATGGACGAAGTGCTGAAAATAACTGCTCACGATCCCAGATGGATTTATCAATTAACAACTTTCCAACTTTAGTCAAAATCTCATCACGCGAATCTAAATAGGAAGATAACGGACGCACGTGATCAGGATCAGGTTCAGAAGGAGTCACTTTACATTGCTCTATATCAGGTGACTCATCAAATGCAGGAGCCATCATTCCCTTCAAACGATAGACAACTCGTTCATGACTTTCATCTCGTATTTGAGGAACTTCTAACTCTCTCCAATCTGAAGGAAGAGCTAACTGAATTGGACAATCCATTGCAGATTCAGCCAAGATCTTGCGAACTTTAGCAATACGAATTCCTTTCACTTCAACACGAGTTCTATACGTATATTCATCAAATGCTTCACGTTCGGCTTCAGGACGAACTATGTGGAGATACACTGTACAGTTCTGTTCTTCTGGAACTAAGCTTTGATGACTACAGGTTCTCAATGCTCGTCCAATAACTTGCTCAATGCGACTCATGTTCCACCACGGATCCAGAATATGAACTTGACGAACAAATCGGAAATCAATTCCTTCTGCTGCTAAAGGACTTGTGACTACAACTTTGATATTCTTTCCAGTTGAATTTGCTTTGTTCTTCACAGCATCTAACATTGAACTAATCTCTGCATCAGTAGCATTCGATGAAATCAAGATGTATTTTCCTTTAGAAGAACCTTCATAGGATGGATCTTTAAGAATAGTCTTTCCTTTATAAGGTTTATAACCATGCTCTTCAAGTGCCATCGCAAATAACCTAGCTCCACGTTCAACGTAGTTTGAATAGACTAAACAAACACCACCAGAACTCTCAATTGAATTCAATACACTTACAAACTTAGATGAATAGTTTGGTAAATTTTCAGGTGTCAAGAAAGCTTCACCTGTATAGGAGAACTGATTTGCAGTTACTTTGAAGGTTTGATTGAAGTTCTTATCATCTGGAAAAACTGAGATTGTAGGCATCATCATGGCTTGACGCTTAGAATCATCGTCTTCATTCTTTCCTGAAGTCAAGATCTTCTTTTGAAGTCCTGTAGGTTCTGAAGAAACTAAACTCAAATACTTAATACGATCTGTATCTGGAATCGCATGTCCATTAAAGCCCATTTTCATAGCTGTATTAGACGCAATATTGGGTGGAGGCAATCTAAAAGGAAATGTAAATGGACTTTCACCTTTTACATAGGATACATAGTTCTGACACCATTCACGAAAGGTTCTTTCAGCTTCAAGTGATTTGAGTTCTGCAGCTGATGTAAATAAATCAGATGCTTTCAAAGTAATGTTGAAAGGTTGTTTTCGCTCATTCCATAAAAACAAGTTCATAAAAAAGACAATCTCTTCAAATGTATCGTACATCGGTGTAGCAGTCAATAATACCAAAACAAGACCATCTGCTACTTTAACTAGACGTTCAAGACCTAGAGCTACTTCAGTTTCTTGAGTTGTGATATTATGAGCTTCATCAATAATCAGCAAACGATTATCAAAGTTTTCGTGAACCCACGCTTCATCAATATCCATTTCAGTTCCAGTTAAGCGACGATTCAAATTCGCTCCAAATGAATTGTAGGCTTGAAACTCGTAGAACTCTCGGATGATTTTATCAGAAGTAGATTCTAACTTATCTCGAATTTCAGGATTAGCCCAGTTCTTAGGTTCAGATTCAATACGCATCAACATATCGAGATATCTACGACCCGTGCATTGTTTAGAGGTCAATGTATCACTCACTTTATCCAAATTCACACGGCTCATATCAAAAATTTGAGTTCGAAAATTCTCTTGAACTGCACGTGAAGCAACGATCATCACCTTTTTGTCTTGAAACTCAGGACGCATGATGTATTCTTCCGCAATTTGAATACCTGTACACGTTTTACCTACACCTGTTCCATGTACCATCAACAAGTTTCGTGTCGGAGAATCAGGGGATAATATACGTCGAAGTAGTTTCTGTTGAGGTTGAAGTGTATATTCACTTCCAGCTGTGTTACATAACCGATTGCGGATAGAATATAACGCTTGTAAACTTGCAGCAGGAAGAGATTGAGGTTTTATTTCAGCAAGTTCTGGATAGGATAAGTTGGCCATTACTTTGTTTCCTTATTATTTACTAAAGATGTCCTCCACAGCAGCTGCTTCAACCCCTGCGAATGCAAATCCATCCGCTGCAGCTGGTTCTGAAAAGAAGACAGACTCAACTGCGTCAGGTTTGGGTATTGTCAGTATGATTTTTACAATTATCTTTCTGTTTGTCTGGCATTTGGGTGCCGCTAGTCTATCGTATGCGAAGTACGGGTCAATCGGTTGGGCGATCTTGGACTTCTTCTTTGCGACCTTCTACTATCCGTTCTATGCGTTCTTTTTGAACACACCTGCTCAACCTACTAGCATGTTTGGTGGTCGTCGTAAGCTAAAGTTCTTCTAGATTGTTTCGGAGAGATAAGTAATGGTGGATATAGAGCAACGTATATCCCGTGCAGCCCATGCCGATGGTGATCATGATTTTGGGACACTAGGACCACATTCAGATGTTGACACCTTTAAGCAATCTGTGTTAAAAGATCCTAAGCTAGATGTTATTCAAGATGAACCTACAACGTTTAATTCAATTGGCGATCCTATTACTGTAGGTGAGAATTTGAAAACGACTATTCTTAGACTTCAAGAAGGTAGTCCAGGAGTATCACTTGTTACATATACAGGTAAACGGTTCACTGTTAAATACATAGAACTAGATGGTAAAACAGGTAGTCAAATTGTTGACGCAGGGGGATTCAATAACGCTGCTCTTGTTGTAGATACCCATCAACATGATTTTTTTGGTAAACTCAAATCAGGTCCACCTGCTGCTGACAAGAGTATACATTATGTATACACATCTGAGGTTGAGAACGATCCTGCTACAAAAACCCGAACATCTGATCCTATTTTTAATAAACCGGGTGTAGGTGTTAATCTAAACTCATATTTACAAGTTGGAGATGGTCCGATCATCTATCAAGGTAATAAGCCATTTGATATAACCAAACCAACACAGGACTTTTACTCTAAATATACATATTCCTTATCTGGTATCAAAAAGGTTGGATTCTTCAAGAAAATTATGAAGCAGCGTGTTAGTGTATCAGTGACAAATGACACTGGGAGCATGATACAAGAGAGCCCTGATGCAAAGGTTTCAAACTCGATACAGTCACTATTGAAGACATTCCTCACGAAGCTATGGCGTAGTAATACAAAACCCACAGATAAGTTTAATATTGCTTCAGCTTGGGTGAGAAAGCGCGGAGGTGATTGGCTTCAAGTACTTGCATGTCTCGACTTGAAAAACAGGAAATATGATAAACCACTTCCGGAGAATGTTCAGCCCTTTTTTATGACGATTGATTACATTGCTCTGTCATACGCCCTATTGATGGGCGTGGATACCATCTTTTTTCCAGCAGATAAAAAGGGTATTCTTATTTTTAATCAAAATGCAGCTGCACCCGATCCGGCAGAACGGTTAAAAGTCTGTGAAGGTATTTTGCAAACCGAAGTTAACATGATCAATAAGGTTAAAGAGTTTCTTAATAGCATGGCAAGTACTAGAAAAACCGTTCTTGATCAGCGCAGGGAATCAACAAAGAAGTTATCACTTAACGCTCAGGATAGGGATGGCTTGAAGAAACAGTGTATGGAGCTATTCAAACAAGCCCTCCATTATGCTCATGCGCATTTTGACTTCCCCGATGTAACACAAACATCAAGTGACCTTACTTCCCAAGATCCATGTATTAAGGCTCAAGCATATCTTATGGGTCGTGGGCTCTACAATCTTCACAAGGGTGAAGCGAATGTTCCACCTTCATTTATAAAACTTTTTGAAGCACGAGATGAGTTTAAATCAGTGGATACATGGGCGAGTGGTATGAATAGTCGAATCACGCGTCGTATTGGTCAACTAGTTGGAGGCAAAAATAATAAGGATGTCTATACATTTCTAGCCTATATTTCACGTGTCCCGTTGGATGATGAAATTCGAACGATCTTAATTGAAAAATTTGATGGACTCAAGGGAGCAATACCTGCATCGTTAGATGCAACCTCTAAAACACATGTTCTTGATACATGTACCATTGTTTCCGGGTTTCTTTCTTCACCCACATTTGGATCAGGTACTGTTGATTTTGCAGCCGTGAACAGAGATAAGGATGATCCAATGAATGTGAGTAACATTGTTCAGGCAGTACAGAGTGACGCTGATATGGAAATTGATGTGTCAATGGACACGGGTACACCTGGTGGTGGACGCAGGCGTAGACGTACTCGGAGAAAGGAAATGCGAGGTGGATGGGATCTAAATGCTCGATTTAAAGGGGTCAGTACGTTGTTTCCAAATACACATACATTGTATCCGCTCATCGGTGCACAGATCGCTTCAATGACAGGAGAACAGCCAGTTAGAGTAGATAGTGGAGAGCTAATTGATATTCTTCCTCAAACGGGTGGTTCAAAGGATGTTGTTCAGTTTCTTCCTATTTTTGCTATGTTAGAGGCTCTTTCGACACAGATTGAGCCAGGTATGGAACATCATCCAGATTTACCATTGTACAATCACCTATTTTTGTTCTTAAAGATGGCGATTCCAGAAGTCGAGAAGAATCCAGAAATTGGATATGCGCTTCGCGAAGTCTTGTTTACTATGGTTCAAACGGCTACTGGGCGTCCAATTGTCGAATCAACACTTGGATCTACAACTGCCTTTTCATTAACATGTTCATCAATGTCGGAGTATATCTGTGGAGAGTTTGTAGATCTAGATGAAGCACCGGGTATAGCATTGCTTCAAAGAGCTGACATTGCAGCTGTCTTGAAAACACTCTACACAAACAGTGCAGTTGGAGCACCGATTGATTTGGCATCTGTTCTTGCTGAAAAACAGGCAGTATCGTTAAAAATAATTGGAGAGAGTGATTCAGACAAACAGCCTCCCGGAGCTCCTATGAAACCTGCTAGGGTTCGTTCGGAAAGTATTGGCGATCCTATGCCATTTAGCTTGGCCGGACGTCGTCGAACTCATCGTCTTACAAAGGATTTCCTTCAAACAACTCGTCACCAGTCCATCAAGATGTCTTCAAGACGACATTCACTCTCAGGTAAACTTGCTAAGCGTTGATTGACTTCTTCAAGTGTCTTATCTTCTGGCTCTTCATCCAATCCATCCGGTAATCGTGATTCATCTACAAGGATGTCTACAAATCCTGTACCACAAGGTGGCTTCTGACCAAACATGATATTCGCAGACACACCTCTCATCGTATCAAATTCAGCACCCATTGCAGCATTGAACATATTCTTGCTAGTCTCTTCAAAGGAAGATCTAGCTAGAACTCCAGTCTCATTCTTGTTCATTCCAAATCGGTTCACAGCTACAATGCGTCCTGAGAACGTCATGCTGTCTACCAATACACTTAGATGATGGTAGTTGACCTTCTCCTGAACGAAGACCTCTGAACATTCCTCAAAGATCGCCAATCGTGCGGCTTCAATACCAAAGACATCATTGATTTCGTGAATGTCGTTTGAGAATGTGCGTGTTCCATCAACACCTGGAAACACCATGAGCTGATACAAGTTAGTTCCATCCACGTCTAGAACATACTGCTCCTTCTGTGCATATCCAGCTACTTTCTCATCGTAGACCAACTCATTCTTCACCTTTCGCAAGTGAACTCCACCAACTCCATGAACACCTGTTAAGACTGTATCCAATACCTTATCTTCCAAGAATCGCAACATAGTTGGATTTTTGACTACATTCGCATCAAAGGATAGACGTAGAATGAGCTTCTTTGCAGAATTGTCTGAATGAATACAGTTGACAATTTTTAGTGACTTTTCATTCTTCAACTTAGTCACTACTTCTGTGAGATCTAGAATATTACGAGCTGCCTGTTCTGCATCATTGAGTTCAATACGCATAATCCAAGGCGATTCGCATGTCTCTCCTTCTGAAACTGTGAATTCTTGGTAGAGTGCCAAGATATCCATATCTTCTTCTACAACGGTTCCATTCGTAGGTGGATCGTAATAAATTCGAATAGACTTGGTGATATCTCTCAGAGTTGTGCGCTGAATCTCCTTCATCTTGGAAATGGTTGCATCTTGATCGCTGGAAATATCTGGACGAAGATAGACTGTATTGCCAGGTCGTTTAGGATTAGCGGATGCTGATAACAATTCCTCAATACGTGGAACACCTGAAGTAGCATTGGCCTTGGCAGTTCCTGCAGAGTGGAACGTGTTCAAAGTCAACTGTGTAGTAGGTTCACCAATGGATTGTGCTGCAAGAGCTCCTACCATTTCGCCTGCATGAGTCTGACTCTTAATGTATCGGTATCGGATATCGCGCATCAGTTCATCAAACAACTTTTGACTGAGACGATGAGTTACAATTGCCTTCTTGGGTGCCAAATAGTATCTCAACAATGTGTGGAAGACCTTGTTATACGGAAACTCCTTCATGAAACCGTTGAGTGCAGAAACAACATAGGCAGGTATCAAATCCGTCTTAGTTGAGTATGGATTCTCGTATTTTGTAATGAGACGCTTCAGATGAACAGGTGCCAACACTGTATCATTCTTTCTGAATCGGAATACGGATCGTACAAACATTTCACGATCTGCAATCAACTCTTCAACCATATCTGGAGCTTCTGTGACACTTGCAGTCAAGAATGGATTCACGTCTTCTGGAGTCAGAGCATAGTCTCGATAGATATTCTCCAACGTCATCAGTGGAAGTTCACATGTCTGTGACTCAACAGCCACTGTATCTACACCATCTTCACCATATGCAAACTGAATGATAGAACCAGTTACGTTACGGACAGTTCCATCATGTTCTACGTGTTGATCTTCCATGGATTTCATCAGACGACGCTGAATGTATCCTGTATCTGAAGTTTTAACAGCTGTATCAATCAATCCCTCACGACCTGCCTGTGCGTGGTAGAAGAACTCGGCTGGCATCAAACCATCTACGAAGGAATGTTGAACAAATCCACGTGATTCAACACCATCATCATATCGTGCAAAGTGAGGTAGTGTTCTGTCTTGAAGTGTGTACTGAACTCTCTTACCTTCAATCAGCTGCTGTCCAAGAAGAGCTACCATCTGTGTGATGTTCTGCTCACCTCCTTTGGATCCTGAATCAACCATCTGAACAATACGATTCGCTTTATCCAGTGATCCAATCACCTTCGTATTGATACTCGCAGCAACCTCTTTCAAAGCCGATGAGATGTCATCTTCAAGCTGCTCTCCATCTGAAAGACCTTGTAAGTTCACAAATTGTCCTGAATGAACTGCGGACAGAATTTCAGCCACACGATCTCGTCCCTTTTTGAGCTGTTCAGCTACGAAGTCTCGTGTAGGTTGATTGGCTATCAAGTCTGATGTGCCTACTGAGAATCCAGTATACAAGTTGTATTGTGTGACAATCGATTGAATATCATTGATGAGCTGACCACATCGTTCGGGTCCAAAGTCAGTGTAGACAACATGAAGAAGACCACTGACACCCCCCTTTTGTAGAATATTTCCATCTGCTAACTGACCATTCTTCAAGTTGATACGACCTTTATAGTTCATCATTGGAAACGCTGCTGAGATAAGTTCAGAACCAGTCCATGGAACACCTTTTCTAACAAAGGGAAGCTTAAGTCTTGCAAGAATGTTCATTGCGATGGGTTCAGGAACCTTGACTCCAGGTTGTGTAATACGATAGGCTCCTGTCATCGTATCTTGAAACAGCTGAATGATTGGACTGTTGGTTCTTGGACTCACGATATTACGAAGCACACTTGCAATGTATCGTAGTTCAGTCGCAGACGCAATGCTTTGAGGAACGTGCATGTTCATCTCATCACCATCAAAATCAGCATTGTAAGGACGGGTCGCTGAAACGTTTAGACGGAAGGTTGAATAGGGTAGAACCACTACACGATGCGCCATCATCGATGCCTTGTGAAGAGAAGGTTGACGATTGAATAACACAATATCTCCATGAATTAGATGACGATGGACTACATCACCTTCACGAATATCGATAGTATCTGGATTCACGTATCGCAGACTGACTGTTCGGTCATCGGATTTTAAGTAGACGGATTTTGCTCCTGGGTGCTTATCAGGTCCATTCTTGACGTATCCAAGTAGACGATCACGATTGTAAGGACTGACAATTTCAGGAAAGGTCAAGTTAATCGCAATCTCTTCAGGAACACCTAGTTCATCTAGTTCGATATTTGCATCAGGAGTAATAACCGAACGGGCTGAGAAATCAACACGCTTACCCATCAAGTTTCCACGAACACGTCCAGTCTTAGCTCCAAAACGGGATTTCAGAGTTCGCAGAGGACGTCCAGAGCGTTGAGCGGATGGTTCAAGACCCTTGATATCGTTATCCACATATGTCGCAACATCGTATTGGAGTTTTGCAGTGTATTTGTCCAACACTTCTGCAGATTCTTCTTTATCAATTTTTTCACGAACTTTGTCATTCGCTCGCAGAATGTCAATCAATTTATGTGTCAAGTCATCTTCCATTCGCTGGTTATCATCCATCACGACCGATGGACGAACCGTCAATGGAGGAACCGCTAGAACAGTACAAATCATCCACTCAGGACGAGCGAACTCAGGATTTAAACCAATTAATCGACAATCTTCATCTGTGATACGCTGGAATGCACGAAGAATCATTTCAGGTTGAATGACGACTGGATCTGTGCCTTCAACATTCGATTGACCTTCAAGTGTAGCTGCTTTTCCAATGACCTTGGCGATCTTCTTGAAAATTGCAGTTTCACAATGAGGACATTGAAGCACTTCATCCTTTCGAGGAGTGGGTCGAAGATCACGAACTTCTTTAAAACGAGAGAGTCCAGTCGACTTCAAGGATGTCACAACTTGTTCGAGAGCAAGAATCTTGGAACAGTTCAGACAGATGACGTTCGCTAACTTTTCAACCATATCAAAGAACTGATAGAGGTAGACGGGGCGAGCTAGACGAATATGTCCAAAGTGTCCAGGACAGAACTGATTTGTTTGCTTACAGGTGGGGCAGACTTTACCATTTTCAATCACGCCGAAACGGGCATCAAATACACCATTCGCAATGGGCTGATTGTTTTGGTAAGTCTTATCAGTGGTAACTTCTACCACAGAGCGCTTGAGGAGATTTTCAGGATTTGCAATGCCGAACTGAACGCCTACTATTGTATCGCCCATGTTTAATACCTCTTATTCTTACGTGAAGACTATTCCGTTTTGTTTGATACGAGACAGTCCATAAGTAAATAGTGGAAGTAATTTATGATGAACTCTTGCAAACCATTCAAGACTTAGGAAAAAGACTGAAACACTACTTCCTAAGATGACCAATGCTGATGTTAACTCTTTAGTGGGTTCAATATGATAGACTTCTAAAATAGGAGTCGCAAAGCTTCGTGTATCTCCAATTAACTTTTGTTCAACTTTGGAGACAATACAACCATTACAAGCAAGATGTTGTAACCATACGAGAATACAAACACATAAAATGACTGTTTGTAGCCAGAAAGCAGGATATAATGTATGTGAAATCACAATCAGAATAATCAAGGCATTACTCAAGAAATCATGAATGTATCTAACAATCTTACCTTTTCTCACTGGATCTTCTTCCCAGAACAGAACTTTATTAATAGTCCATTCCATCCATTCGGTCGCAACAGTTTCCATTAAGAGGATCGAAGAGAAAAACAGGCTTCCCAGAACTCATCGTTGTCCAGAATGCGTTTCACTGCTTCAGGATCATAGATCAAATTCAGTTTCTCTACAAATCGCTCATATTCTTCACCACGTTTTTCACGAAACAGAAGTGCTTGACGAAATCGTGAACTTCGGATGAAAGACAGTATTTCCTTTGCAAGTTGCCCCGTTTTGTAAGCGGATACGTCATACTCCAACTCTTCATCTTTGATTTTTCTAACAATGGAAGTCCAATGTTCAAGTGTTAGAAAGTAGTCCATCTTATTCAATTAGATTGATAAATACTTTAAAGATTTAGCTTTCTCATGGACCTGGACCTGGTGGACCTGGTGGACCTCCCCCACCTCCTCCTGGACCTGGTGGACCTGTTGGAGCTGGTGGACCTGGTGGACCTGTTGGACCTGTTGGAGGAGCAGGGGCAACTGCTATATATTGATAATAAATAGTACAACTTAAGTTTGTATACGCAATACCTATTGGGTTAAATCTTAAAACAACTGCATAACTATTTGTGGTAATTTCAACTGCTGCAAAACCATCTACAGGAGGTATGTCTCCACTCTCTACACTTACTTGATATCCATTTGTCCATATGTGTGATGCACTTACAAAAATAGGGGTAGTTATATATTGTCCAACACTTTCATTAGCAAGAGTACCTGTATAATTATCTGAAACTAGAGAGCTGAAAATATATCCTTGATTTCCTTGAAATCCTGTGGGTCCAGTAGATCCTGTTTCTCCAGTAGGTCCTATCAAATCTGGACCTGTAGGTCCTAAAGGCCCAAGAGGACCAATAACAAAATCAACAGCGCCAGGTCCTGTAACTCCGGTTCCTCCTTGAGGTCCTATACCTGTTGGTCCTACGTATCCTGGACTAGGATCACCTGTATAAGGGGGTCCAGCAGGTCCTTCTAATCCTTGATTTCCTTTGGGTCCTTGATTTCCTGGAAATCCTTGAAATCCTTCTGAACCTAAAGGACCAACAACACCTTGAATTCCTTGGAAACCGCCTTGCCACCCTTGAGACCCTTGAAATCCATTCCAACTTTGAAATCCATAAGAACCCTGCCATCCTTGATTTCCTTGATTTCCTTGAAATTCGCCTTGAACTCCTATATTTCCTTGTGGTCCTTGAACTCCTTGAACTCCTTGATTTCCTTGATTTCCTTGAAATTCACCTTGAACTCCTATGTTGCCTTGCCAACCTTGATTTCCTTGATTTCCTTGATTTCCTTGAAGATCGCCTTGAAGTGTTTGAGATCCTTGAACTCCTTGGAATCCCTGATTTCCTTGTGAACCCTGATTTCCTTGCCATCCTTGTCTATCTAAAACTCCTTGTATTCCTGTTAAACCATCCCATGATCTAACCCCTCGAACTCCTTGCCATCCTTGATTTGCTTGAAGCCCTTGATTGCCTTGAACCCCTCGAAAACCATCAAATCCTCTGGTACTCTGATTTCCTCGATTACCTTGATTTCCTTCAATAGATTGAAACCCTTGCCAACCTTGAGGTCCTTGAAATCCTTGAACTCCTTGAACTCCTTGAGGACCTTGAACCGATTCAAACCCCTGCCAACTTTTAAAACCTTGAAACCCTCTAAAACCTTGAAACCCTTGATTTCCTTGGTTATCTTGAAATCCTTGCCATCCAATTATTCCTTGAAATCCTCTAAAACCTTGAAATCCTCTAAAGCCTTGATTTCCTTGGTTTTCTTGAAATCCTTGAAATCCTTGGTTGGCTTGCCATCCAATTATTCCTTGAAATCCTCTAAAGCCTTGATTTCCTTGATTTCCTTGATTTCCTTGGTTTCCTTGCCAACCTTGAAATCCTTGGTTGGCTTGCCATCCAACTATTCCTTGAAATCCTCTAAAGCCTTGATTTCCTTGTGGACCCTGAACTCCTTGAACTCCTTGAGAACCTTGAACCGATTCAAACCCCTGCCAGCCTAGTAATCCTTGACTTCCAATGGCTCCAACTACTTGAAAACCTCGATATCCTGTGATTCCTGTGATTCCTGTACCACCTACTGTTGTACCTGCAATACCTTGAGGTCCTCTACTACCTGTAGAACCAATTACAGAAGAACCTTGATATCCAGCGGATCCTTGAACTCCTTGAGGGCCTTGGAAACCTATGCGTCCTTGACGACCTATTCTTCCATTAAAGCCTGTATTTCCTGACAATCCCCTTGAACCTGTAGCTCCAGTAAATCCAGAAGGACCTGTAGGACCAACCATTCCAATAGGTCCTCTAGAACCAGTTCTTCCAGTTGATCCGTATTCTGTAGTAGGACCTTGAACTCCTCTAAGGCCTGTAGGTCCTTTTCTACCTGTTTGACCTTGATTACCAGTTATTCCTGTTACTCCAATATTTCCAACTGGACCTTGTGTTCCAACTCCTTGAGGTCCAATAGGTCCACGAGCTCCAATACTAGCTGAACTACCTATAGTTCCAGTTAGACCTTGAAATCCTTGAAGTCCTTGATTTTGAGAAGTTCCATCAGGTCCTTGAGGTCCAATAGATCCTTGTTGTGCACCTGGAATGTATCGAACTTGTGGATCGCATACATTTGTGGATCGTGGAGAGTACGAAACGTACATTATTACTTATGAAACACCGTAATAATAAATTATATACGTTGCACTTGATGAATTACCCAATCTCACTTTCATTGAATATGTCCAATAGCTAGCACCTGCGTATGCATAGATATATGAAACTGATAATACATTCGTATCTTCCGTAACATACCCCCCTAAAATAACTTTATCAGAAATGGGAATTGATGTTTCTCCTACATTTGAATAATATGAACCGGTAGCTCCACCTGTAAATGTAAGAGTAAGTGAATTTTGACCCGTTAATATATTATTAATACCTTGAGGTCCTTGAGGTCCTTGAACTTGACTACCTGTAGGGCCTGTAGAACCTTGAAATCCGGAGGGGTCTCCTTGAAATCCTGTAGCTCCAGTTGGACCTGTTAAAGCTTCTCCTGGTGGACCTGCTGGACCCTCTGGACCAGCTGGACCTAAAGGACCAGTAGGACCAGTATTTCCAGTAGGACTAAACCCAGTGGGTCCTGTGGGTCCGTCATCCCCTATTACATTTAAAACACCTTGAGGTCCTTGGAGTCCTGTAGATCCTGTAAATCCAGTATTTCCACGATCTCCTTGAACTCCTTGAGTCCCTTGAAATCCTCTAAGTCCTTGAAATCCTTGAGATCCCTGAAACCCTTCATTACCTTGAAACCCTTGAAATCCTTGGAATCCCTGAACTCCTTGAGGACCTTGAAAACCTTGAAATCCTTGCCATCCCTGAACACCTTGAAATCCTTGGAACCCTTGAACTCCTTGAGGACCTTGCCGTCCTTGAACTCCTTGAACTCCTTGAACTCCTTGAACTCCTTGGGGACCTTGATTTCCAATGCCCTGAACACCTTGAAATCCAATGAATCCCTGAAAACCTTGGAATCCCTGATTTCCTTGGTTGCCTTGAAATCCTTGGGGTCCTTGAAATCCCTGATTTCCTTGGAATCCTTGATTTCCTTGAGGTCCTTGAACACCTTGGAATCCCTGATTTCCTTGAACTCCTTGGAATCCCTGATTTCCTTGAGGACCTTGAACTCCTTGGAATCCCTGAACACCTTGAAATCCAGTGAATCCCTGAACACCTTGAGCTCCCTGAATTCCTTGCCGTCCTTGAAGTCCTTCAATACCCTGATTTCCCTGGTTTCCTTGATTTCCCTGGTTTCCTTGAAATCCAGTGAATCCCTGAACACCTTGAAATCCTTGCCAACCTTGGAATCCCTGAAAACCTTGAGGACCTTGATTTCCTTGAAACCCTTGAAAACCTTGCCATCCTTGAAATCCCTGAAAACCCTGCCAACCCTGATTTCCTTGGTTGCCCTGAAATCCTTGAAACCCTTGAAACCCTTGAAATCCTTGCCAACCCTGATTTCCTTGCCAACCCTGATTTCCTTGGTTGCCTTGAAATCCCTGATTTCCCTGATTTCCTTGAAACCCTTGAAATCCTTGGTTACCTTGCCAACCCTGATTTCCTTGAAATCCTTGCAAACCCTGATTTCCCTGAAATCCTCTAACCCCTTGATTACCTTGAGATCCCTGAGCACCTTGAATTCCAATTCCAGTTAAACCAGTTGGACCCATAGGACCAATTGCACCTACTGGTCCTTGAGGACCAACAAATCCTTGAGGACCTGTACGACCTGTTACGCCGGTAGGACCTGGTAAACCGGTAGCTCCTGTAATTCCAGTGACTCCTTGAAATCCTTGAGGTCCCTGAACACCTTGAACACCTTGAGTGCCTTGAAACCCTCTAAGACCTGTAGGTCCTGTTGATCCTGTTAATGTTGAACTACCAGGTAATCCAGTAGGTCCTGTAGATCCAGTCATCGTTCCTGTAGGACCAGTAGGACCTGTATTTGTCGCTGAACCTCCTACGCCTTGATTACCTTGAAATCCAGTAGGTCCCGTTGGTCCAGCTGTAGTGCTAGCCGGTCCAGCTGGTCCTGTAGGTCCTTGAAATCCTGCTACACCTGCGGGACCAACAAGTCCTTGAGGTCCTGCTAATCCTGTATTTGAGGCAGAACCAGGAACTCCAGCGGGTCCTTGATTTCCTTGAGGACCTTGAACGCCATTAGCACCAGGATTTCCCATAGGGCCTGGTGGACCTGGAGGACCAGCACAAAAATTTGGAGCACAGGTTGTAACTCCTACACCTGGAGTGTAGCGTGAAAGAAAGCTACTCATATTGTTCTTTTCCACTGTTTAAAATTAGGGTGTTGAAACAAATGGAAGGATCTGAACAAACAGGACCCACCGGAGAAACCGGACCCACAGGAACCTTTGAACAAACAGGATCTACTGGACCTACCGGAGAAACTGGATCTACAGGAACGATTGAATACACTGGACCTATTGTATACACAGGACCCACAGGAGACAATCCACCACCTCGTCCGGATCCATCCATACTGTTGTTATTTCCATCCGCTCAAACAGGACCGATCGAACCTCCTATCATTGCCTCCATGGAGGAACTTGTTAAAAGTTATGAAGCGACTATAGCTCAAGAGACACAAGACCGCCAAATGCTTCAGGCACTCTTGACTCCTTCACGTGAAGTCTTTCGAACACAACTGTTTCAATGGGCTGGAAGGGGTTTCACTGATCGATACTGCATTCATTCGTTCACATTGACACCTCCGTCAGTTTGTTCAGATGGCGTAGTTCGAACGTTTCCAGGATATATTGATTACTGCTTGAATGGAAAGACCATGGGACATATCACTGAAACCATGGCATCACTCATGCCAGGCATTGAAGTGTCGTATTCGATTATAGGCAACACTGCATTCATTTACGTGTCGCGAGTGTAGTTGTTCAGGTTTAATACCAAAGAATGACTAATCCTGATCCACCTGCAAATCCAGCAGACCCTCCTCCTGATTCAGATCGCGATCCACCTCCTCCACCTCCTGTATTTGGAGTTCCTGCTGAAATAACTCCATTGTCCCAATCACCTCGTCCTCCACCACCTAGTCCTCCATATGAATATGGACCGGAAGATGATTGAGCAGCTCCACCACCACCTCCTGCGATATATGCAACTCCATCGGATATAACCCTATTCGGTCCTGTAGGTATAGCAAACAAAGTTCCATATCCAACTGTTAGTAAAAGATTACTATAGATAGGAGTTCCAATACCTCCTGAACTTCCAATTGCATCCCCTCCAGCTCCACCTGCACCACCTCCTCCACCTCCACCAGGGCTATTTGTAGATCCAGCTCCACCTGCGTTTCCTTGACCTGCTGTTCCTGCTACTCCTGGAAGACTATTACCTCCACCTCCACCACCCGAACCCACTGATCCAGTTGGATTTCCATCATAAGTTCCACCTCCACCACCTCCCAATCCACTATTCACACCTGAAATGGTTGAAACTCCTCCAATAACACCAGCACCTCGTGGAGTACTGTTATTGGCTTCATAGTTTCCTCCTGCACCTCCTAAACCGACAGTAACCGCATAGGTTCCTGTAGTTACACTAAACGATCCTGTTTGAACACCTCCTGCTCCTCCTCCACCACCGTGTCGATCTCCACCACCTCCACCTCCTCCAACAAATAGATAGTTTACCCTTCCACTTCCAACTACCACAAAATTACTTGAGCTTGTAAATACATGATAAGTGGTGTAATCGCGTGTTACAACAATAGCTCCTCCAGTTGCAGTTAGTTCAACTTGAGTCGTAGGTGGAAATTGTTTGAATGGATGCGATGGAATAGGTTCTGTTAACGTGATCACAATCGAACCATTTCCACCAACTCCAAACCCAGCACCACCAGCACCTCCACCTCCTTGGGTTGTAGTTCCAGATATTAATCCACCTATAAATCCTGAACCTCCTCCTCCACTAGGTCCAGCACCACCTCCGAAATATCCTCCTCCTCCTCCTGATGTTCCAGTTGCACCTTGTAAAGCACTACCTGATGCTTGGCCACTACTGCCAGCGCCACCACCTGTTTGACTGCCACCACCAGAAAATAACCCATCTGCTCCTGTAAGTCCACCACCTAACCCTGTCGCTGCACCAAAAGGACCAGCACCACCTCCACCACCTGCTATTACCAATGTATTCGCTTGTGTCAGTGTACTTGAACTAAAGATACCTGAATACCCACCTCCACCTCCACCTCCACCACTAGATTGACCTCCACCTCCACCTCCACCGTATCCACCAGCGCTAATGCCAGCACTACCACCACCTCCACCACCTCCCACTACAATCGAATATGTTTGTCCTGGTGTGACAGCAAGTGTTCCAGTTGTAGTTCCTCCTGCTGCTCCTGTTCCACTACCATTTCCTCCTCCTCCACCTCCTCCTCTAAGAGTTACAGTTACAGTCGTTGGAACCGTTACACTTGCTGGTGGAGTCCATGACTGTAGAGAACCTGTAAAATTAAACGTATAAGTGATCGGAGTGAATATAGAAAAATTCCATTTATATGCTAAATAAGCTTCCACTTGTTGACGTTGAAATTCTGAAAGAACTGAATTATAAAAAAGGATTTCATGGAAATATCCTGTTGTAAACCGATTGTCGTTACCTGATCCAAACGTTCCTCCAATACTCGGAAGTGCCCCTGCATCCGTTGAAGGTCGCGTATATGCATTTGTAGCAGAACCGTATACAACGCCATTGGTATAAGCAGTCAAAGCTGAACTAGAAGAGATAAGTGCTGTTTCTAATCTTCCTGTTCCGATGAATGAACCATTTATACTGCGATTTGGACCAGGATCATTGTATTCAAGTGATCGTCCAGCACCAAAGTTTGGTGAACGTGTTTCTCCAGAAGTTCCTCTAGCATTTGCATAAATAGTTTGATATTCACCAGAAGCAATATTCGAAAGGTTAACCACTGCAAAAATACTATAATCTGCTGTATTCTGGAAATTGGATTGAAAGGTTAACTGTGAATACGTGCTAGCATTATACGCTGTAGAACTATTGTTATTAATAAAGACTCCAGGATAACCATTTAGTATAGTACGTGTAACTTGATTACCAGTTGCTCCTCTAGATGGAGTAGCCGTGTTGCCTATAGTACCTTTATTAGTCCAAATTGAAACGTTTGATCCACTTGAAAATGTAAATGTAGATAAATCTGCGGCATCAAACCACAATTGACATCCCGAAATAGATAAAGGTGAAAAACTAGATATACTTCTAGATGCTATAGATGCAGGTGGAAATGAACTGAATGCAAATTCATTAGGTATTCTCCATTTATTTGCTAAATATTGTTCAACTTGTTGACGTTCAGATACTGTCAGTGATCGATTGTAATGAATAATTTCCCCAAAGTAAGTCGAATCATAGTTTGCACTAGAACTACCGTTGATATAAAGTGGTAAATCAGGTGTTGTTCCAGAGTAAGCAGATTCTACCCAACTAGTTGATCGAGGAACTCCATTGACTGTATAATTCGCCATGGTTGTACCCCCAGATGAAAACCCGGTAGACAGGATATTCCATTCACTCGCAGTACCTGTTGTTTTTGGAAAGACTGAGAATCCTTTTCCAGGATCAAACTGTATTTGTGAATATGTAGTAGTAGTTGTACCACTTCCATTACCTAATACATAAAACTGTAAAGAGTATTCTCCAGCCCCTAAATTTGTCCATGGTAATGTCACAGTAAAAAAAGGTGAACCTATAGTTATTGTTACAGTGGTGTTTTTAACTAAAACTCTCAAATCTGAACCTGGATTAATCGAATATGTTGGAAATCCTCCGAAAAAAAGAAAGAGATTAACAGGTGTAGGTCCCGCATTTAGAAGAAACTGTAAATTCGTTGTTCCGTTACCAAGATTAAAGTAACTATACTGTCCAGCAGTAGTTGGAATTACAAGTGAAAATGAAGTTTCACGTGATACATTGATAGGAACTGTATATGTACTTATAACAGATGCTGAAGTTGTTGGTGCAGGTAAAGTAAGTGTTCCTCTTCCAACAGAATCAATACTTGCAGTTGCACCGCCTGATGTTGACCATGATGTAATACTACCAGGATCTTGAAAGCCTCGTGAAGCATTCACATTGACAAAATTCCAGTTTCCAGGAGCAATATAGGTAGTTAAAGAACCTACCGAATTTAACCAAGCACCATTTGCACTTGATGAAACAACAAAGTGAGTAAAACTAGTTCCCCATGAAAAGGACGCATTGGATGCACGCGTTGTACCAAAATTATAGACTGCATTTCCACTCCTGAAGTTTCTTTGAAGAGTCACTGTTCCAGTACTCATTGTAGTAAGATTCTTACCATTCGTGCTTCGATCTAGAATGGTTGTAAGAGCTGTATTATCAGCAGCTGTATCTTGTGTAGCATCTATCCAAAGTGCACAATTTGGAATACTTGTAGGTAAAGTTGGATTATAAGGAACTATTGGTCGATTAATACCCCATTTCCACGAAAGATACCCTTCTATTTGTTGACGTTCTCCGCCATTAAGCTGCCTATCAAAACCAACGATCTCGCCAATATATCCTCTGAACGCTCCAGCAAAAGAACCAGGCGAATAAAGTGTTGGGCTTGTCCTCCATCCAATTTGAAATACCGAGCCAGTGGTAGGGGTCCACGTATATGCAGCAGTTTGTGTAAGTTGAGTTCCGTTTCGTCGAAGTACATAGTTATTGTTTGAAATAGACCAGTTCATCAATAAAAAGGAGGTGGAGGTTTCATCAATCGGAGAGACTGTTTTTGGAGTTCGAGAAAAACCACTTGATCCATTATGCCAACGACGTGAAGTATGTTCACTAAAGGTTAAAGAGTTAAAGTTATCGATAGCAGTTGCAGTTACAGCAAATACGTCTACGTGGGTAGTTAAATCTTTTAATGCCAACACGATATATACATCTACTGGATAGACTCCAGACGAAGCGGGTGCTTGATACACACCTGCTCCTGAAAAGTTAAGAACATTCAATCCATTCTGAAATGCACTCGAAACAGTTGCATTACTAAAGGTTGAAAAGGCTGACATGGTATTCCCAAATCCCGATTTATCACGCCATTGTGTCATATTTCCACTAGATAGCGTAAGTGTGCTTTGATCCGCTGCGTCCAACCATAACACACATCCTTGCATGTTATTAGGTTGAAATGCACGTAGATGAGGTCTCAGATAGACGTATGGGTTTGCATTACTAAAGGTAGGTACAAGTACAGTATTAGCAACACCCCATTTGCTCATCAAATACGAATCTACAGTTGAAATTTCAGTGTTTGTAAGAAATCGACTATATAGGATGATTTCTCCTACTTCAACAGCCGAAGTTTCAGCAGGGCTTGCTCCTGAGTTAATTCGCAATCCAGTCATTCCATTTCCTGATGAGGTTGTATTCGAAGAATGAAGTTGACCATTCCAATTAAACACATAGGAACCTCCTGGAGTACGTGCATGTGAAAAGGTATCCCAAGTTGTGTCAACTGTAGGGCCATTTAATATACCTGGATTTCCATCTACATATAAGACTCTTTCAACGGTTGACCAATATCCATATAAGTGATTGTTTGCAGTTCCTTGTAATACACGCCCTGCACCTGTCGATGTTTTTCTTCCAGACCAAAACAGTGTATATGCAGTTAAAGAAACATCAGGACTTGGAATCCAAGTTTGAGCGGTTGTTAGTAACACTGTATTCAATCCATTACGTCCACCTGCACTTATAGTTCCTGTACAGTTAACCGTATATCCTCCTTGTGGATTTGGCCAAGTACCCACAGTTCCCGATCCAGTTAGTGTAGATGCATTGTTCCAAAGTACACAGTTTGAAATGGATGTAGGACTAAATCCGCTTATGGATAATGGTGCTACATAAGAGAAAGTTGGGATCAATGATTGAATACCCCATTTCCATCCAAGATACCCTTCCACTTGTTGGCGTTGAGAGGTTGTTAATATGCTGTTAGTATATACGATAACCTCTGATATAGTTCCTGTAAAAAAACGACTAGAAAATGAAGAGGATAATGAAACTCGACTTGATCCTGTACGCGTTAGATTGATCGGAGATGATATTAGGTGGTATGAACTATAGGTTGCAGCTGTTGAAGGAACAGACCGTGTACCGTTTACAAAATAGTTACTATTGAAACCTATATCATTACCATCGCCAGAGTTGAGAACACCTGATAAATATCTGATACTATAATCACCTGTATTTGCAGTTCCGGTATCGTCTGCAAACGAAAATAACATATCAAAATCAAACGGATTTACCTGTTTAGCGACGATGAATATAGTTGTTGATTGGGCTATATATGGAATACTTAATCTGGTTATCATAACATTGCCTGTTGAAAAGTTTACAACTTGTCTCGTGTCATCAAGCAGATTTGATGGTCCAGTAGAACCGCTAAGGACGCTTAAATGATTGGAATTTCCTGATTTGTCTCTCCACTGTGATATGATAGACCCACTGCTATTTGTGAATGTACTTAAGTCCGCCCCATCAAACCACAACTGACAATTGCCTATACTCCGTGGATCAAATCCCCAGATGTTTTTGGATGTGGTGATCATTACTGTTCTTAAAACAATACAATATTGGAAAGATTATCCAGCATCACAATGGTTGAATTAGCAGGAGGAACTATGATAGGTGTTGGGACCACCACTGTCACTCCAAGTGTAGATGTATTGGTAGCTGCAGTTACAAGTGATAGATAAGTTGATGTATTGTTTCGAAGTGTCCAATATGCATTGGAATCTCTAAACCATACAGAACCGTTAAAATCAAGTGTAAGATTCGTAAGTGCAGATGTGGTTATATTGTATAAGGTTCCATAGGTATTCCTTGAAATAGTCAAACTGGTTCCACTAGTCACATTGCTATATGGAAACCGTATACCAAAAGTAGCAATCACAGGCGCTGAACTATTTCCGCTAATCAATGAACTTCCAACATACGGAAGGACACGTCTGCTTGCGATTCCAAATCCATTAATTGTAAATGGAGAAGATGTTACCTCATTCCAATCAGTTCCATTCGTTGATGTTGCCATTGTAGCATCTCCTTCTCCAACCGCTACCCATAGTGATCCATTCCATGCAACTTCATATCCACGAATTGAAAAAGGACTTGATGTTACTGCAGTCCAGTTAGTTCCATTACTTGAAGTTGCGATTGTATCGGTTCCTTCTCCAACCGCTACCCATAAAGACCCATTCCACGCAACTCCCTTAACATAATCTAAAGATGCAAGTGATCCTATTAAACTCCAAGTAGTTGCATTGGATGAATATACAATTTTATTGGTTCCATCTCCAACCGCTACCCATAAAGACCCATTCCATGCAATTCCGTATCCAGAACCTGTAAAGATAGTTGATCCTTGTCCAGTCCAAGTAATTCCATCCCGTGATGTTGCGATTGTATTGGTTCCCTGTCCAACGGCTACCCATAAGGATCCATTCCATGCGACTCCATATCCAAAATCTGTAAAGATATTTGATCCTAGTCCATTCCAATTAATTCCATTGGATGAGGTTGCGATTGTATTGCTTCCCTCTCCAACTGCTACCCATAACGATCCATTCCAGGCAACTCCGTATCCAGAAGATGTAAAGATATTTGATCCTAGTCCATTCCAAGTAATTCCATCAGGTGAGTTTGCGAGTGTATTGGTTCCCTGTCCAACTGCTACCCATAAGGATCCATTCCATGCGACTCCATATCCATAATCTGTAAAGGTATTTGATCCTAGTCCATTCCAAGTAGTTCCATTAAATGAATATGCAAGTGTATCGGTTCCTTGTCCAACGGCTACCATAAACGCTTCACCTCCACCTACGCCTAATGGACCAGTAGGTCCTGTATGTACCACTACATTCCCTCCAGTATCGTAGTTGGGTCCAGCGTAATAGATCTTCAAATAACCTCGTTGATCATCTTGTTTTGATTCAATTTCACTTGTGATGATAGTTCCAGTATTGTTTTCATTCTTATAGAGCTCAACAACATCACCAACTTCAAATCCATCCCAGTAGAAATCACCTGTAAAAATACCGGATGTATACGAATATGTTAGTTGTTTTCTACGATTAAATACGACAACAACACTAAGACCAACTACGCGTGTCACCATCATTTGAATTGTTCCATTTCCTGTAAGAGATACCCACCCCTGAAACTCAAATTCATATGCACCATTCTGTTGAATTGTAAATGCTGAATTTGAAAAGGTAACATAATATGAATTGGAACTGTAGACATAGTCATAACTGTTAATCAAACTAAGTGTATCATCCGTTGATGCTTGGATTTGATCGACATAGTAGCAGAGAACATAGGTTCCATCTGGAACATTTACAATTTGACCTGTAGGTCCAGTGGCTCCAGTATTTACTGCACTTCCAGAAATTCCCTGAAATCCAGTAGGTCCCTGAACACCTTGAAACCCTTGCCAACCTTGAGGTCCCTGAACACCTTGAGATCCTTGAAATCCAGTGAATCCCTGAACACCTTGAGGTCCCTGAACACCTTGAGATCCTTGAAATCCAGTGAATCCCTGAACACCTTGAGGTCCCTGAACTCCTTGAAATCCAGTGAATCCCTGAACACCTTGAGGTCCCTGAACGCCTTGAAATCCAGTGAATCCCTGAACACCTTGAAATCCTTGATTTCCTTGAGGTCCCTGAACACCTTGAAATCCAGTACGTCCTTGATTTCCTTGAAATCCTTGATTTCCTTGAAATCCTTGAGGTCCAGTAGAACCTGTAAATCCTGGACCATATGCAATTAAATGCACACTACACCAAGTGCCTTGACCAGTCGTTGAAGGGCCTTTTAGAATCTGTCCTCCAGAATTTCCACTGAATGCTGTAAAACTGATATAGTCAGTGGTTCCATTCATGGATACCATTTTAGTTCCACTCATTGATTGACCAACACCGGTAACTGTTGGAATAACATTTTGTAATATCATGATTGCGGAATTTGAATTTTTGATGGCTTGAATGTTGTTTTGATTATTTGATGCTGAACCATACTCCCACCATGCACCCATAGAAACTTCATAATACCCTTCTATATTAGGTCGAATGCGCGATGAACTTGTGAATGCCCCAGTGCCTCCTACTCCTGGATTCACGAACCAACCTTGCGGATCAAAATCACTTGCAAATGGGATAATCCAATTATTAGCATCCTGAAAAACAGTAACATCACCAGCTATTTTGCCTTGAACAACATATTGACTTGAAGCCAAACTTGATGCAGGTCCCATAATACCCTGAAATCCAGTAGGTCCTTGCCATCCCTGATTACCTTGAGATCCCTGAAATCCAGTGAATCCCTGAACACCTTGAAACCCTTGATTTCCTTGCCAACCTTGAGGTCCCTGGAATCCAGTGAATCCCTGAACACCTTGAAACCCTTGATTTCCTTGCCAACCTTGAGGTCCCTGAACACCTTGAGATCCAGTACGTCCTTGATTACCTTGAAACCCTTGATTTCCTTGAAATCCTTGAGGTCCTTGAAATCCAGTGAAACCCTGAACACCTTGAAACCCTTGATTTCCTTGAGATCCTTGATTTCCTTGAGGTCCCTGGAATCCAGTGAAACCCTGAACACCTTGAAACCCTTGATTTCCTTGAGATCCTTGATTTCCTTGAGGTCCCTGGAATCCAGTGAAACCCTGAACACCTTGAAACCCTTGATTTCCTTGATTTCCTTGATTTCCTTGAGGTCCCTGGAATCCAGTGAAACCCTGAACACCTTGAAACCCTTGATTTCCTTGATTTCCTTGATTTCCTTGAGGACCCTGAACTCCAGTGAAACCCTGAACACCTTGAAACCCTTGATTTCCTTGATTTCCTTGATTTCCTTGAGGACCCTGAACTCCTTGAAATCCAGTACGTCCTTGAAATCCTTGATTTCCTTGAGGTCCCTGAACACCTTGAAATCCAGTAGGACCTGTGACACCTGGAATACCGAATGAGGTGTGAATGTGTGAATAGGTTGCGCTGCTTTGAAAATAGACTACAGCTCTACGGTTTTGATTGTCTTGGTTATGAGATACGACAACAATATGTAAAGATGTATAGGAACTAATATCCACTGGTGTTTCAAATACTAATGATAGAGTAAAATCTTGTGGTTGTTCGTGTTGAAATATATATTCAATATCCGATCCATTGGTTGTTAGTTTCGTATACGCTCCTCCACTGGTTCGTCCAATCACCCAAAATCGCAATCCAATATGATTGATATCATTATTTGAGTCAGCTTTTGCATGAATGGTCATATCCCAAATACCTGGAGGAATGACTGTTTGTCCTCCAATCAAATTCGCTACATTAATCGCAAACTCAACGATAGGTGCGTCTATTGTAGCACTATGAGGAGTTGTGAATGTAATACTAGTTTGTGCTGCGCTGAGATCAGGTATTATAGATAAAAGACTTACATCGGTATTTTGCGTTGGCGAATAGACTACAGATGTAGCAGCTTGCATAGATGTTCCTGTAATGGTTGCAAGCTGTGCTGGAGTTCTTGGAGTGTAAGTAGGTGATGTATCTGCAGTGTAGTTCATATAGAGAACTGCACCTGATTGGACTCCATCATTTCCTTTGATACCTGTAGGTCCCGTTACACCTGTAGGTCCAGTATGTCCTTGAAACCCTTGAAACCCTTGATTTCCTTGAGATCCTTGAAATCCAGTGAATCCCTGAAAACCTTGGAATCCCTGAACACCTTGAAATCCCTGAACTCCTTGAGGTCCCTGAAATCCAGTACGTCCTTGAAATCCTTGATTTCCTTGATTTCCTTGAAATCCAGTGAATCCCTGAACTCCTTGAGGTCCCTGAACTCCTTGATTTCCTTGATTTCCATTTACACCAATTGTTCCATTGGTTCCCGCAGGACCCTGAAATCCAGTGAATCCCTGAAAACCTTGGAATCCCTGAACACCTTGAAATCCCTGAACTCCTTGAGGTCCCTGAAATCCAGTACGTCCTTGAAATCCTTGATTTCCTTGATTTCCTTGAAATCCAG